GTGGGCGCCGTGCGCTGCTGTGACTGCTGTGTGGAGGTTTCCTACACCGGCAACCCCGGCCTCAACTATCAGCACCTGGTTGCCGACGGCCTGGGAGGTGTCAAGCCCCCTGCCGCAGCCGTGGCCGCGTCATTGGCAACTGGCGTGGTGGCCAACAACAACGCCTTGACGCTCACCGCCAAAAAGGCCGGCGCGGACGGTAACGACATCACAATCACGCTGATCGACCCGCCCGGCAACAACGTGGCCCTTTCGGTCGACGTGGTCGGCCGGGACATCAACGTCACCCTGGCCACCGACGGCGCCAGCGCCATCACCTCCACCGCCGCCCTGGTCAAAGCAGCCATCGAGGCAAGCTCCGCGGCGGATCTGGTCACGGTGGCACATACCGGCGCCAGTACTGGAGCGGCCGCGGTTGTCGCGGTCGCCCCCACCAATCTGGCCGGCGGTACCGACGCCAGTGTCGGCCGGCCCATGTTCGTGCTCACCAAGGACACCACGGCCCACACCCTGGTCATGTGCTGTCCGTAAACCATCACCGATCCATAAGGAGATCCGCAAATGGCAATAAAACTCTGTCGTGAAATGTACGGCCAGGCCCGTACCCTGGGCATAACGGTTTCCGAACTGCTGGCTCAGGAGAATCCCTCGGAGGAGGCTAACCTCGATGCGTTTGAATTTGCGCTGATGAAGCAGGACATCAATCTGCGGAAGCATACCGTCGAGCGCTTCTACCGTACTCAGGAAGACATCTATCTCTTTCCCGAGTTCATCAACCGTAACGTCCGCATCGGTCTGGCCGGACTGACCGCCATTGACCTGACCCTGGATGACGTAGTCGCCACCGAGACCACCATCGACTCGGGCGTCTACGATACCTTCAAGACCGTTTTCGACGAAAAGAAGATCGACTTCACCCGCATAGCCGAGGGGGGCATGTTCCCGTCCGTCACGATTTCCAGTGCCAAAAACTCCATCCGCCTGGCTAAACTGGGGCTCAAGCTCAATGCCTCTTACGAGGTGTTGCGCCGCATGAAGTTGCCCCTGTTCGCCACGCACCTGCAGCTGATCGGGCAGCGGATCGCCAAGCGCAACGTGGCGTTTGCCATGTACAACGTCATCAACGGCGACGGCAACGACAACGCGGCCCCGGCCACAGCTGCCACACCGCTCAGCTACAACAAACTCTTGGAGTTCTACCTGAACATGGACCGGTTTAGCGGGACCGTGTTCGCGGCCAAGAAGACCGAGATGAGTTCCATTCTGAACCTGCCTGAGTTTCAGACGCCTTACATTTTCAAGACCGCTGCCACGGGTGAGTTCGCCACGCCGTTCGGCCTGCCTCTGAAACGGTTCAACTGGACGGAATCAGCCCTGGGCAACAACCAGATCACCATCATTTCCAAGTCTGCGGCCCTGGAATTGGTGAAGGAGTCCGGTGCCGAGCTGATCGAGACCGAGAAGGTCATCGACAAGCAGCTCCAGGACACGGTCATTTCCAACGTGATCGGCTTCTCCAGGATATTCCCGGAAGGTGCCAAGGTCTTCACTATCGGTGAAGGCGAAGAATAATGGCCACCATTCTCGACATGGTGAGAAACAGACTTCCGGACGAGGCGGCCCTGTTCGCCGCCTCGCTGCCGGTAGTCGTTGAAGAGGCGCAGGCCCTGGCCGGTTACGAGGGGATTGCCGAGGCGGACCTATCCACCACCCGCAAGAGCCTGATTGCCGATCTGGCTGCCAAGGCCCTGCTGCTGCCTGCGCGATCGCACTACAAGAAGGAGATGAACAAGGTTGAAGGCGACGGCGCCGGCAAGGCGGAGTTTGTCGACAAACTCAAATTTTTAGCCGAGATGGAATCTGCCCTGACCCGGTCGATCGCCGAGCGCCGCCAGGGCATCGCTCCCGCCGATACCGGCGTGGCCATGATCGTGGTGGAATAAAATGGACCTGCTCTCTCAAGACAATGTTGATCAGTTCCGGGCGGCCATGCGCAGCGTGACCGACACGTTCCACAAATCGCCGGTAACCCTGCGGCGAGCATCCGGCGAGGAAATCGATCTGCTGGCCGGGCTCAAGCCGGATGATCAAGAGGACTATTCGGTGGTCCACGGTGAGCGGTACGTCCGGGATGCCCACAGCGAGATGGTGGAGCGGTGGGTCGTTTCCTTCAACCGCGATTATCTTGCCGCCCAGGGGCTGATGGATCCCGAGACCGGGGAGCCGCTGATTAATCCCGACGACTGGATCGTCATCAAGGGAAAGCGTTTTGCGATCATTGAGCTGACCGACCGCGGGCTGTTCCGCGGGATCCCGATCCTGCTGAAGTTGATCGTGCAGAGGTAGTCATGGCCGAGAAATCCGTACAACTGACCGGTGAGTGGGATGCCCTGAAACGGGTGCTGCGATCGGCAGCCCCCAAAGTCCGGAGTGAATCCCGCCGCACGCTCGGCCGGCAGTTGAAACGGATCGAGGCCAGAGTGCTCGGCCACGTTGACAGTCAGGATCTGGAGTGGAAGGTCCTCAACGAGAAGTACGCCGCCCGGAAGGAACAACAGGGGCTCTCCCCGGACATCCTGCGATCGAGCAACCAGATGTACAGCAACATCACCACGACCCTGCTAAACGATTACGCAGGGGGCTGCGGAGTGAAACGGGGGGTCAAGGAAAAGAACGGCCAGGAACTGACCGACATCGCCCTGATCCACGAGCAGCCCGATGACGACGGCAAAAAGATCCCCGCCCGGAAACTCTGGAAGCCGACCTTCGAGGAAATGAAGCCGTCGGTCCATGAGGCCCTGAAGGGGATCGCCATTGAGGTGTTCAAGAAAAAATGATCGACGCTTGCCGCACATATCTGGCCGCACGACTGCAGGCGCTGACCCTGGCCGGGGGCATACATCCCTACGATCCGGACACTATCTTTTTTGACGACCTCCCCCTGGACTTCCTCAAAGAACACGACTATGCCGCCTGCTGTCTTGAAGTGCGGGATGCCAGTATCCGGGATGGCCGGCTGATAAACCGACAGCGCAATGCTGAAAAGACCGCACACAGCCTCACCAGACGACGCTACCGTCGGGAAGTCACATTCCGCTGCCTCCTGTACGCCCGCTGCCCTGAGGAACTATGGGCGGGCAACGGGTTGGTGGAACAGATGCAACAGAGCGTGGCGGAGCATAAACAAATCGCCGCCAGCGACGGCACTGCAATCCGCATCGATCCTCAGGACGCGGCACGTCCCTGGGACTCGGACGTAGAACTGGACCGCAAGCTGCGCCGGCCCCGGATGGCAATCATCCGGGTGCAGTTCACCGGCGGCATCCAAACGGTCGAAACGCAAGGGCTGATACCGAGCGTGGAGATTATCCCATTAATTGTATCACCATAAGGAGAATCGGCAATGGACACCCAGGACGAAAAGCAACAAACAAAGCAGCCCGGCAAAACATCAGCATCCATGGTGGCACAGCACCCGTTGCACCCGGTTGAAAATCTGGCCATGGAGCGCGGCATGCCTGCCACGGCAGTGGCCGGGCTGCGCCGGGCCACCGGTTGGGTGGAAGGCAAGCAGGTGACGGTCGAGCAATTCGAGGAAGCCATGGAGCTGTACCGCAACAAGCCCATGGGCCGTAGCATCTGATAACCAATCTCGGGAGGGACTCAATGAATGACGTTTTCGAATACCTGATAGACGGCACCTCCGGCTTGGCTCCGGGCGGAGTTGAGGGCAGCTGCATCGTTGCCGGCGTCTGTTCGCTGGGAGAGGTGGGCAGGGGGTACCTGCTCGGCAAGTCCAGCGACCTGGATGCCCTGCTGGGCGCCGGCCCCCTGGTGGATCGCCTGCGGGATCTGTTTGCGGCCGGTGGTCAGAGCCCGGTGGTGGTCGCCGTCCCGGTGCCTGGTACAAATGCCGGTTATGTCACCCCCATCGTCCACACCGGTACCGGGCCGGCGGCCCAGATCAGCGGCACGCCGGTCAGTAATGCCGACATACACATCGTAATTGTGCAGGGAGGCGCCCTGGCGGTTGCCACCTACAAATTGTCGACGGATGGCGGCGCAACGCTGGGGGCCGAGACTCCGACTCCCGCCAACGGCCAGATTGCGGTCGGGGCAACGGGAGTGACCGTAGTGCTGGCCGGAGTACAGGTTGCTGCCGACGTATATGCCTGCCACGTACGTGCGCCGATCGGGCCCATAACCAAAGTCGGAACCGGGCCGGCAGTCACCGCTGCCGGCACCCCCACCGCCGGCGCGGCGGTGGTACTCCTCATCACCGGCGGTGGCGCCCGCAATGCCGGCACCTACCAACTCTCGCTGGATGGCGGCGACAACTATGGTCCGGTGCGAACGATCCCGGTTGACGGTGCCATTACGGTGGGCAGTACCGGCGTGATTATCACCTTCCCGGCCCAGACTGCCGTGGCCGGAGACGTCTACAGCTTCACCATTCTGGACCCGGTGCCCACGGTGTCCGCCGTGTTGGAGACACTGGAAACTCCCCTGGAGCTTTACGACGTGGAATTCGTCTACGTGGTGGGCGCCTCGGACTCCAGCGACTGGTCGGCCTTGCAGGTACGCGCGGACGAGCTGTGGAACCTCCACCGCCCGACCTTCTTTCTGGCCGAGTGTCGGCTGACCTATGACGGTGAAAGCATCGACACCTGGACCGCGGCCATGGTGGCCGAGCGGCAAGGGGTGGCGCTCCGTTTCGTGGCGGTCGTCTGTGCCTACGGCGAGATCGTGGATTTCACCGGTTTGAGCCATACCCGCAATGGCGCGGGACTGGCAGCGGGCAGACTGCTGGCCATCCCGGTCATGCGTGCCCTGGGCAGGGTTCGGGACGGCGCGGTCTCGCAGTTCTCCCTGCCCGCGGAGTACACGGAGAGCCACCAGGTCATGCTGCAGGATGCTGGTTACATCACGGCTCGTCGCTATGCCGGGCTCTCCGGTACGTACTGGGGCGACGAACGGACCCTGGCTGACGCCACCAGCGATTACCGTTATCTGAGCGTGCTCCGGACCGTGTTCAAAGCGGTGCGCAAGGCCCGTATCGCGGCGCTCCGGTCGATGTACGACGAGGCGGGCGATCCGACCCTGGGGATCTCGGCGGCCGGCATCGGTTATCTGAAGACAGGGGTGGAATCCGCCCTCAACACCATGACCAAGGCAATACCGCAGGAACTGGCCGCCCATCAGGTGCTGATCCCGGACGGGCAGGACATCGTCAACAACGGGGTGGCGATGGAGATGACCCTGATCGGCATTCCCATCATCCGCAAGATCAAGCTGTTCGCACGCTACGTTTACGCCGGCGGCGCATTCGACCCGCGGCTGCAATAAACCCGGGGCCCGGTCATGGATGACCCGGGCCCCATCACAGGAGGAAATCAATGGCTGTCAACGGCAATCTGTATGACTGGGAATCAATTGAGGTGCAACTGCCCAGCGGGATCTGCATCGGCATAACCAATATCGACTATGACGACGAGCGGCCGATAGAGGAACGCTACGGCAAAGGCAATGTGCCTCGTGGATTCGGCCGGAAGAACTACAAAGCCTCTGCCAAAATGGAACTGGATCTGGACGAGGCGGAACGACTGAGGATGGCCCTGGGGGGCTCCCTGTACGACGGCCTGCCGTTCCCGATCGTCGTTTCCTATGCCAGTGAGGGGCTCCCCATCGTCACCGACATCCTGCCGGCCTGCAAGATCACCAAAACGAGCACCGGCGGCAAGCAGGGCGATGACAACGTCGGTGCCCGCAAGCTGGATTTGAAGGTTCTGGCACCCATTCAGTGGGGCGGTGCATCCGCCCTGTAATTCAACCATCAAAGGAGTTTTGACGTGAGCGAAGCTAAAGAGCAGACCCCGGCTGGAATCAAAAGGGAACAACTCCCAAAGGCTGCCCAGGATGCCATTACCGCCGGCAAGAAGATTCTGGAGCTGACCGGCGAAGACGGCAGGACCTACTATTTCCAAAAACCCACGGTCCTGGATATGAAGCGTTTCATCGGTACAGTGACCAAGGGGAAAACATTTCAGGCGGTCAACGATCTGTTGTTTGAAAAGGCTCTCCACCCCACCAAGGATCAGTTGGAGGCCGAGTTTGAGGAAATGCCCGGCCGCATGGTGGCGCTCAATAACGAGCTTCAGAGCGCTATCGGCATGAACGAGACCCTCTCGACAAAAAAGTTTTAGAGCTCCGCGAGGAGCTGAAAGGAAGCTGGATCGCGCAGATGGAGGTCATGGTCCGCCATTACCTCCACTGTGTACCATCTGAAAATCTGGACGATCTGATGAAGCAGTATTCGGAAGCGTTGTGGATTGAGGAGAGAGTGCAACTGATGATGACCGGGGCAGTGGCGAAAGGGATGGGTGGGAAATGACATTCACAATTCCTATGTGGGTGATCTGGACTGTTGCCGGGGTGGCCGGCGTGGCGGTCCTGGGAGTGCTTTTTTTCTTTGCCTACGCGGGTTATGCGGTCTCGAAAGCATTTGATGGCAAATCCTGGTTTTCGTGGTGAATAGCTGATGGAATCGATCTTCCAACTCGGGATATTGCTACGCGTGATGGACATGGTCTCCGGACCGGTGCAGACCATCTCCCGCAATATCGACGCCCTCACGGCCAAGGCCGAGAAGCTGCAGCCGGTCTTCGACAAGTTCCGCGACTATGGGACCTGGATCGCCGGCGCCGGGGTGGCGGGCGCCCTGGGGCTGGGCGTGGCCGTGACCCAGTTCGCCAACCTGGAGGAGGCGCAGCTCGGCCTGCGCGTCATGCTGATGAATTCCACCGGACAGGTGGGTGCCGAATACGAAAAGTTGAACGCCCTGGCGGACAAGCTGGGCAGCTCGCTGCCCGGCTCCACCAAGGACATGCTGGAGATGTTCACTGCTCTCCGTGAACAAGGGGTGCAGACCAATGTGATCCTGGGGGGCATGGGCGAGGCTGCTGCCAAATTTGCGGTGCTCATGAAGGTTCCGTACGCCCAGGCCGCCACCCATGTGGCCAAGTTCACCGAGGCTCTGGGAATCGCGGACAAGGACTCGATCCAGTTCATGGACACCCTGCAGCGCCTGAAGGGGGCGGCCGGGGTCAATGTCACCGACATGTCCGAGTCACTAAAATACCTGGGTTCGACCCTGAAGGCGCTGCGGGTCCAGGGTTTGGATGCAGGCCGCGACGTGAGCGCGGCCATCGGCCTGATGGCCACCAGCAGCATTGAGGGAAGCCAGGCCGGTACCAATTTTGCCATGGCACTGAGCCGTTTTGCAGAAATCAGCAATCGCTTGGGCGGCAAAAAGATGATGGCGGATATTGCGCCACTCCTTAACGCCAAAGGGATCAAGCTGGACCTGTTCGATACCGGCGGTAACTTTGTCGGGATCCGGGCCATGATGGGCGAGTTGGAAAAACTTCGGGCACTTCGTCCCCAGGACCAGCTCATCGTGCTCTCCCGCCTGTTCGGTCAGGAGGCGACCCGTCCCCTTTCGGTGTTCATCAATCAGGGGGTGGCCGGGTTCGACCAGATGCTGGAAAAGATGCGCAACCAGGCCGACATGCAGACCAAAATCAACGAGATCATGTCCGGCACCAAAATGCAGTGGGAGACCCTGACCGGCACGATATCCAACGTGGTGGCCCACGTGGGCGGGCTGGTAAGTCAGACGGCCGGGGTGATCGGCGTAATGCAGGTGATTAACGATCTGGCCGGGCGGCTGGATTCCTGGATCATGGCCAACCCGCGCACCTCCGGGATCATTGCCGGGGTGGCCATCGCCCTGACCGTCACGGCCCTGGCTGCCGGCGGGTTGCTCCTGGCAATCGGTCTGATCGGCACCCTGGTAACCAAGGCCATTGTGGGGTTCGGGATGCTGGTACAGGGGCTGGCCATGGTGAAGATGGCGATCATGGGGGTCTCCACGGCCATGCTCACCAACCCCATCACCTGGATCATTGTGGGGATCGTGGCCCTTACGGCGGCCCTGATCTGGCTGTACAACCGCTTCGAGTCGGTGCGCACCGTAATCCAGTTCGTCAACTTCTTCCTGGGGTTTTTGCTGGGGCAGATCATCAAGGTGGGTATGGGCTTCTATCAGGCGCTGGCTCATCCGCTCCTGTTCATCCAGTCGCTGTGGTGGGGGATCGGCCAGATCCTGGGCCGCATCAACCTGTTCGCCTCCGGCGCCAAGATCATCCAGACCCTGGTGGCCGGCATCAAGTCCGTGGCCATGGCCCCGGTGGAGGCGGTGACCGGCATCTTCGCCAAGGTGCGCAACCTGCTGCCCTTCAGCGATGCCAAGGAGGGTCCTCTCTCCCAGTTGACCCTCTCCGGATCCCGGATCATGTCGACCCTGTCCGAGGGGATCCAGGGGGCGGCACCCGGGCTGCAGCAGACCGTGGCCGGCGCTCTGGCCGGGGCGGCTCTCTCCACCAGTATTGCCGTGGCTCCCATGGCTGCACCGTTGACCGTACCTCCCGGCCCGCCGGCAATCGGCGCCTCCACCTCAACTCCATCCCCGGCCGTTCCCGCTGCCGTTCCGGCGGCCGCAGCTGCGGGAAACAACGGCGGGAGGCAGATTACCATTCAGCAGTTGACCGTGCAGATCAGCAGCGTGGCCGATGTGCCGGACTTCATAGCCCAGCTCCAGGCCCTGGTGGAGGGATACGATGCCTGAGCATCTCACATTCGAGGATGGTCTGGTTAAACTCGGCAATACACTGCTGCCCGGCATCCTCCGATGCCAATCCATCCGCTGCGGGGTTCGTTACGACGAATCGAAGCATGATGCCATGTCCGGCAAGGCCAAGGTTGCCCTGGGGTGGGAGGATGCCGGCATCACCCTGACCCTTGATTTACTGTGCGATGAGGTGAGCGACTGTTACGCCAAGCTGACCGCGATCAATAAAGTATTCAAGGCTACCGGCGGCAAAAAGGCGACTCCGCAGATATACAACGTGACCGGCCGGCATTTGCGTGCGCGGGGGATCAGCCGGGTCGTATTCGATGCTCTGGATTCGACCGAGAGCGACGATGATGATGTGATCCAGGTGCAACTCACCTTCATTGAGCACATCCCTGCGGTCGTCAAACGGGAAAAACGGGCCAACGCCGTCAAGGCCACCGGCACCACTACGCCCCCGGCCACCAAGGCAACCCCGGCACCGGCGCCGGGGATTGTCGAGGACACGACCAACCCCTTGCTGGCCGGCATCAAAGCGGGAATGAACTGACATGGAACTGTCCGCGGTACATATCGCCATCACCATCGGCGCCATCGAGGCGGACCGCGCCCCTGCATGGTGGATTGAGGGCCGTCGCGGCGATCCCCTGGGGAGGGTTGGGGTTACCCTGCCCGATCCAGCCGGGACCCTGCATGAGACCCTGCAGCCGGGCAATCCTCTGACCATTGAGATCGGCTACCGGGACCAGGCAGCCGTCACGTGGTCCGGTACGGTGATCATGCTGGCGCCTGGGGAAACACGGGATCAGATTGAGGTGCGGGGCTGCAACGCTGCTTTACCGCTCTCCAGGACCATCGTGACCCAGGCGTGGGAGAACGAGACTCCCGAGGCGATTGTGTCGTGGGCGATTCGCACGGCCGGTCTGTCGGTGGGACATATTGATCCTACCGGCGTCACCCTGCCGCGTTTCGTGGCATCGGCCTGCTCGGTCTGGCAGATGGTGCAGCAGGTAATCGAGAGCTGCAGCCGCCAGTTCGGCCTGAATATGTCTCGCCGGGCGCTGTGGATGGGAAGGGATGGGGTGAACTGGAGCGACGGAGAGGAACCGGGCGATATGCCGTTAATCGCAACCGGTGCCGGGTTGATCCGCCATGAACCGGGCGTGTCCCGCACTACCCTCTCCCGCATTGAGACCTGGCTTTTGCCTGACTTGGACCATTCCCGGCTTGTCCACCTCCAGGACGTGAGGCGGGGGATCGATGCCATAGTGACGGCGCAGCGGGTGCGTCACGAGGGTGCGCCGGACCGTACGCGCACGTTCATCTGGTACTGATATGGCCGACGTCGATCTGAAAAAACTCCTGCAGCGGGCCATTGAACTGGTGATGCCCAATCTGCGCCATTACTACCGCGTGGTGCGCAAAGGCCGCGTGGTGAAATCCTACGCCAGCGACGGTTTCTACTGGGCCGACATTCAGCCGCTGCGCAATGACGACAGCGATGATCCGGCCGAGCCGATCATCAGCCGGGTGGAGATTCCGATCATGTGGGGCGGCCCCGAACGCGGGGTGGTCTGCCCTCCGGCAGTGGGCACCCTGTGCGATATCGAGTACTACGATGGTGATCCCAACTACCCCCGCATCAGCAATTTCCGGTGGCAGAAGAACAAGGCCCCGAACTGTGAGCAGGATGCCTTCATTATCCAGCAGTCCCCGGGCGTATTCATCAAAATCACTCCCGCCGGGGCCATGATCCACAAGACCGGCGCCGGATGGACCCTGGAAGCCGGAGGGCCTCTGACCATTCAGGCGTCCTCCGGATCGGCGACCATGTCTATGTTGACCATCGACGCGGCCGTCCTGATCACAGGGGATCTGACAGTTGTAAAGTCCATTACCGCGGCCCAGGAGATCAGCGACAGAGGCGGCTCGTTCGGTACCCTGGGGGATTTACGCGAGGACTACGAACAACACACGCATCAGGAACATGGTGATGGCGGCGGCGAGACCGGTCCCCCGCTGTAAAAGGAGCTATCAATGGAACAGTGGCAAAACCTCACCCTGGGGGGCATCTTCCCCGGTGCCGCGGAAACCGTCGCGGGCCTGCAGGCCGAAGCGGACGATCTGCTCAACAAGTATGCGGCGGTCGTGGGGCAGATAAACGCTAAAGTCCTCGCACTGGATGCGATTGCGGCCAATACCCTCGGACTGGCCGCGGCCATGACTGCCGCCGGTTTTTACCTGCTGCCCCTGGCTCCGGCTGCCGGCAATTGGCAGAGCCGCATTAACACCGCTCTCGATGCTCCTCCCACTACCGGAGTCAGCGCCGGCATGGTGATTATCTGCCAGGGGCCCGACCTGGAGGCAGTGGCCGAGCAGTATTCCCGATTATCCTCTATCCTCACGTCGCCGGTGGCGGTACCGAAATGACCGATATTTTCGGGCAGGACATCCGCCTCGGCGACTCGGGCCAAGCGCTTGTCGCCGCCAACGGCGAACTGCTGTTGACGGACGGTGTTGCCACCGGGCTCCAGGATATCCGACTGGGCTTGATGCAACCTTTGGGGGAGCTGTTCTATGACACGGAGTTCGGCAGCCTGGTACATGAGTTTTTCCTGGATGAGAATACGCAGGATTCCCGGGCGGCCTTTGAGGCGGAGGTGGAGCGCCGCATCGAGGCGGATCCCCGCACGGAGGTCGGCACGGCGGCCTGTACGGTAACGCGGTGGGACGAGACAGGCTTCACGGCACTGGCTGAATTCGAGTTCATCGGCGAGGAAAATCCCTACAACCTGGTTATCGACTATGACAGCACTAACAAGGAACTGGTGATCAAAGATGTCAATCCAAGATCTGGTCTCTAAGAGCCTCGATATCATCCGCCAGGAGATGTTCGACCGGATTGCGGCCGTGCAGGAGGAGTATGCGGCCAAGGGCTGGCTTCCGCTCAGGCTTAATCTCAACAAGGGAGTCATCCGCGGCCTGATTGAGCTGTGGTGCTGGGGTTTGTGGCAGCTTTACCAGTTTCTGGCCGTAATCCTGGCCCAGGCATTTCCGGACACGGCTACCGGCCTCTGGTTGGACCTGCACTGCCGTCAGGTGGGGATCACCCGCAAGCCCGCCACCAAGGCTCGCGGGACCGTCTACTTCGTCCGCACTGTTTCCGCCGGCAACGTGCCGATTCCCTCCGGCCGTGTGGTGCGTACCCGTCCGGACGGTGCCGGCGTTATTTATAGATACATCACCACAGCCGCCGCCATCATCCCGGACGGCGCATTGGAAGTAGCTGTGGAGGTGGAGGCGGAGGAGTACGGCGCCGGGGCCAACGCGACCGTTGGACAGATCAGTGAGATCTCCACGATCATCCCGGGCATTGATGGGGTGGAAAACCGTGTCGGCTGGCTCATCGCGGAGGGGAGCGATCGGGAGGAAGACGAGCCGCTGCGTATCCGTTATGTGCTGGCCTGGCAGGGACTCTCCGGATGCACGTATCAGGCGTATCTGGCGTGGGCGCTCTCGGTGACCGGTGTTGTTTCGGCGCGGATTCTGGATCAGCACCCACGTGGCCAAGGCACGATCGACGTGGTTATCCAGGGCACCGCCGGTCTGCCGACCGAAGGACTGGTGGCGGCAGTCGACGCCAAAATCAACGGCAGCGGCGCTGACGATGAGCTGACGCCGATCAACGATGATGTGCTGGTAAAGGGTCCGACGCCGGTGGATGTCGCCATTGTGGCCGAACTGGTGATCTCCTCCGGTGATCCGGCGACCATCCTGGCCGAGGCGGAGAACAGGGAACGCAGTCTGTTCGGAGCCACCATGGTGACAGGCATCACCCCCTTCGGGGTGGGAGCCGATGCCACGCTGGATCGCCTGAAGTGGCCGTTGCTGGTCCCGGGGGTGAAGAAGGTGAATCTGACGAGTCCCGTCGCCGATGTGACGGTGGCTGCGGACGGCCTGGCAGTGTTGGAGAGTCTGGAACTCACCTTCGTCTGGGCGGACGAGGAATAGCATGGGTCGCTTTTGGGCATATTTCAGAGATACCCTGCGGCTGCCCTTCATTCAGCTGCCCGGCGCTCTGGCCATGCTGGCGGAGGGAAGTGCTGAACTGCTCGATACGGCCCGCGGGTTGATCGTCACTCTGCGCGATCAGTATTTAGCCGAACGCTGTGAGGCGGCCCTGCTGGCCCATTTTGCGCGATCACGCGGCATCGTCCGTGTTCAACAGGAGCCAGAGGCACATTGGATTGGCCGGGTACGGCTGGCGTATCTCTGGCACATCCGCGGTGGCCGTGCCGGCGCACTGCGTCAGGTCCTGCTGGCCTATTACGGTTTCGCCGATGTTCGGGTCATCAATCTGCGCGGCGAGGATCCGGAACGCTGGGCGGAATTCCGGGTTGAATGCGAGCTGATCGGTAGTGAGCCGCTGTTTTCCCAGACTCAGGTGGAGTGGGCGATCAACGAGATCAAGCCGGCCCGCTCCAAGCTGTCCGAAGTGCTCTTTGTCCAATCGGTAATAGGTGACGTGCCGTGCTACTCGTTCGCCTTGATTTCGACCGAGATTGTTACCGTTTTCCCTGAAGCGGAGTCGGTGACCGGCGAACGGCTGTTTGACGAGCTTGATGGAGCGATGTTGTCTGACGAACTTGATGGGGAGCAATTGATCGAATGATCAAAAGGAGTTTTTTCTATGCCTGCTGAATTCAGATGGATAATGACCGGTGCGGGACTGGCCAAACGGGCCATCGCCGAGGCGGGAGGTGCTCCGGTCGCCCCGGCCCAGTTTGCCGTGGGCGACGGCGACGGGGAATATCACGAGCCGGAGGAACTGGTCGACGGGCTGATCAACGAGACTTGGCGCGGTGATATTAACAAAATTTACCGGCATGACACCGAGACCGACCTGGTTGTAATCGAAGCAATCATCCCTACAGACTTTGGCGGGTGGGAGATCCGCGAGGCGGCCATCTACGATGCGGACGATGATCTGATCCTGGTTGGCAAATATCCGTTGACCGAAAAACCCGCTCCCGGTTCCGGCGGTGAAAAGCAGATCGTGGTTCGCGGCGGCCTGCGGATATCCAACGGTGGCGAGGTGGTGGTACTGATCGACAGCGACCTCGTGATGGCCACCCAGGAATATGTGGATGACCATGCTCTGCTGACCAATCCCCATGGATCAACCCCAGCGGCGACCGCCAACCGTCTGATTCTGCGCGATGCTGCGGGCCGGGCCAAGATTGCAGCACCTTCAGCTGGCGATGACATTGCCCGCAAGGATACAGTCACGGCGCATATTCATAATCTCGCTGTTGCGGCCGGCGACTTTCTGGTTGGGAGCGGACCAGGTGCTTTTGTGAGGAAAACACTGGCAGAGGTGAAAGCCATACTGGGCCTGGGAGATGCCGCCTTCAAGAATACGGGCACTTTGGGAACACAGGTCGCTGCCGGCAACCATACACATTCGAATGGCGCCGGGATCGGCGGACCGTATGCTCCTGCCGATGTTTTACAAACCACGTACCCCGTGGGGTCGCTGTACTTCAATGCTTCTATCAATGCCAATCCTGCCAGTTTGTTTGGATTCGGCACATGGGTGGCGTTCGGAGCTGGGCGTATGCTGTTGGGTGCAGGGGGAGGCTATACCGCCGGTGATACAGGTGGTGAGGCAACCCACACATTAATTACAGGAGAAATGCCGAGCCATAACCATACCGGCCCAACTTTCAAATACCTGCTCAAACCACCGTACAGCGGTTCTCTCACAGGTAATGACAATAACGGCAGTGGCAGCGAGCAGGCTGTGGGTTTTGGAGATGGCGGCGAAATGCTCACGGTTGGCGGCGGTGCGGCTCACAATAATATGCCGCCGTATGTTGTTGTTTATATTTGGCGCCGCACGGCTTGAGGCAGGAAAGGAGCAATTCGTGAAATCATGGCTGCAATATATTAATTCCCGGCCGCTCGCGGAAACCGTTAACCCCGAAGATATGCTTCTAGTCGTTCAGGCCGGGGCAGTGAAACAAATCTCGAAGGAAGTGCTTGAATCATTATTGATACCACCTCGTGAGCCGCGCTTATCCTGGGGTATTGATATTCCCGTGGTAACTGACGGGCAAACTGAAGGTGATTCACATATCCGCTTGAGTGATGGTTCTGTTTGGCAGTTGATTGATGGGGCCTGGTCGGCCGTGGGAAATTTGCGTGGCCCGGAAGGTCCTGCCGGCGGAATTTGGTCGGGTGTTATTACGGTAACAACAGCGGAATACGACATTGCTGACTACGATTATATATACATGGTTGATACAGACTCGACGGCCATTGACTGTGTCGTCAATCTACCTGTTGCGGCGGGTAAAATAGGCCATAGGATATATGTCCAGAATACCGGCCACGATGGTTACAAAACGATATTGGTTGCGGAAGATTTAGAGACGATCGCGGGGCACATACGTTTTGAACTTGCTTCCGGCCAGGGCGAAGGATTTTTCTCCGATGGCGCTGACTGGTATCCTTCAGCATCTGATCCTCAAGAGCAGAAGTTTGTCCATAATGTCAATGCTACAGTGTTTTCCGTTACTCATAACGCCAATGTCACCGCCCAAAATTATGACAAGCAGATTCTGCTGTTCGGGGATAGCCACGCGTGGGGGCAAGGTGCCTCGGAATGGGATTGGCCGTTTGGTACTAACTATTCTTCGCACAGCTCCTCATTGTTTAACCAAGGATTTATGGCGCGCATTGAGCAGCACATCCGGTCTACACGGGGCTTTGATGAAATGGTTTACACCATACACGGTCGGCCCGATCAACGCATACTTCCTTATGAGTTTGCGGCACCTGACGCCCAGGTAGATGATTTTCTTTCTCGGCCAGTAAAACCTTCTACGGGGGCTATTTTTGGTTTGGATGAATACGAAATTGTCCCCACCATCTCGTCTTACCCCGCTTGGTTTACTCCTTGGGCGCGCGGGGCAAACGACCTGATCGATGTTTATCGTGATAAGCTGTTTCGGGGGCGATTTAACGCTGGCATGTTTTTGATGGCCCCGGAGGATGAGAATTCTTTTCTGGAAGCGGGAAAACTTGAGTACATCACTTTATTACCGTGTCCTGGTATCAGTGGCAGCGGCGGCTCTTGGAGTACTGTAACAGATAGCAATGGCACTATTTTGGGGGAGTATGACGGATCGGAGTTTTACCTACGCGTGAACCCTAAAATGGCTTCAAGTACGCTCGGTTTTTTCACGGAAACGGGTCAAAAGTTATTTGTCCCCGGTTTTGGTACGGTCACGGTGGGCACGATGCTTGATTCGAGTGGGATTAAGGTTATCCAAATATTGAATGCATCCGGGTCGTATCCTACCGGGTTAGAAAAATGGATTCATTCAGGCATGCGGATATATCACAACGATTACGTTAAAGTGACTACCGCGCACCTCGATCCAGTTCTCCCTTTCCGCCGGATGTATGTTTGCTTTCGTCGGGGATCTTCGGGCTCAAAGCTCCGTTTTTTCATGTCTGACGGAGCTGCAGGAGGTGCAGAAGTTGTTGCGTACAGCCATAACCGGTACGAGGCCGATACCCCGACTCTTAAACCCATATGGAACTTTGGGCGTACCGAGTATCCCAAAGTTTACGGTGTCACCAATACTGGTGCGCTGGTGTTGGCTGGTGCGGAAGCTACTGTTTATGATAGCTACATTGAAATAGACGCTTATAGTTCGGGACTTCAAGACGTTATTTATTGTCTCGACTTTGGTTCGAAAGTATGGGGCAGAGTACATATGGAGCTTAACGCAGCCACCGGGTCGGGGGTTGCGGTCAGGGGAGTGCTGTTCGATAACAACAATATAGCCAATTTTGCGATGGGAGGGCATACGATCGGGCAATGGATGGGGGATGGCGCCAGTTATAATGATGCCGCGCACGATCACTTGGCGGATATCTTATCGTACATCAAAACTACGCCCCATCTGGTTATAACTGAGTTGCCCATCGTAAACGAGTACCTGCGGCAGACCCCGCTGGCAGCATTTAAATCAAACATCGCCACGTTTATGTCAAGACTGAATGCGGTGTTGAATAGCGGGGGCGGGAAGGCAACTGATTTTCTGTTTTTCACCACTCTCGGCGGGAAGGATGTTGATTATGAGGGTGCTGGATCGTCGGCAGTGACATACGACCAGTATGTTCAGGCAGCGCTAACCCAGTGTCTGGCAAGTGGCGCCGGGCTTGTTGATTGCCGGGCCAGGTTCAGGGATTTTGTACGCCGCGGGGGGGACTACAATCGTTTATATGCCGATAATAACCATCCCAGCTCATTCGCGAATGAGTTCATTGCAAAATGGCTTATAGAGGTGATCGACCAAATTTTGTAGGACATAAGAAGAGGCAGCGGCCGGATCGTGCTCGAACACGATCCGGCCACCGACCCACTGAGCAAGCAGTGAGCCCGTCAGGGCTGCCCCACCCCGTACGAGGTGAGGGGGAGCCTATCAAAACAATCTTGATAAATCAAGGAGCTCACGTGAACCATACACCTATTATTCCCTGGATGGGTGGCAAGCGAAAGCTGGCTAAATCCATCTTGCCGCACTTTCCGTCGCACGATTGTTACGTTGAAGCATTCGCTGGAGGTGCGGCGCTTTTTTTCCTCAAATCACCGGCTCATACTGAAGTCCTGAATGACTGCAATAATGAGCTGATCAACCTTTACCGTATTTGCCAGCACCACCTTGAAGAATTCATTCGGCATTTTAAATGGTCGTTGGTTTCCCGGCAGATGTTTGATTGGCTGAAAATCACGCCGGTGGAAACGCTCACAGATATTCAGAGGGCCTGCCGGTATTATTACATTCAGAAAATGGCCTTTGGCGGCAAGGCGCATGGCCAAGTGTTTGGCACATCGAAGACCCAGCCGCCACGACTCAACCTGCTTCGTCTGGAGGAGTCCCTTAGCCAGGCCCATCTTCGGTTGTCTCGATGTTACATTGAACATCTTCACTGGCGTATCTGCGTCAACAAATACGATGGCCCGAATACACTCTTCTTTCTTGATCCACCTTACTGGAAGGTGGAACATTATGGTGTACTATTCCCCTGGGAGGAATATGAGGCCCTAGCCGTGGTAATGGGAGAGGTAAAAGGAAAGGCGATTTTGACCATCAACGACCATCCAGCGATCCGCGCGTTGTTTGGCGGGTTTAGATCAATGCCAGTAGAGGCAAGATACACTGTGGGTGGCAATCGTGGTGAGCTGTCCGGAGAGAGAATCTATTTCAACTGGTAG